CGGTCCCGCTCACCCAACTGCGCGGCCGCCATCGCCGCCTGGTGGACCGCGACCGACTCAGCAGCCGGGGACAGCGGCCGCGGCCCCGCGTAGCGGGCGGCTTCAGCGGTACGCAGAGCACGTACCGGGTCGCCGTGGGAGAGGCTGTAGTAGGCGCGCACCCGCTGCGCCCAGGACGCCATATCGACGTGCCCGCCGTCTACGGCCCAGCCGTGCGCGAGGTCGAGCCACGACAGCGCCGGACCCCGCTTCTGCTCCTGCCACGCGACCCACGACAGCCAGTGCGCGTGCTCCGCGGCGAGGAGCATCAGGCGGTCTGCGGCCTGCCCGCTCGTACCGGGCAGCAGTTGGGTGACGGAGTCGAGCTGAGAACGGACGACGGGCCACAGCGCCCGGCCACCCACCTCATCTTCGGCACGCCGGTGCTCGGCGAGAACCACGCCGATCCAGTCCGCAGTGCGCAGGTCGGCGCGGCCCACGCTGTGGGCGTGAGCGATCCGCTCGCGTAGCTCCGCGGCCGGCGCCCACTCTTCCAGGGTGCGATCGCGTCCCACTCCACCGAGTTCCACCGGCACTTGAAGGCCCTCCACGATCCGGGCGACGACCTCGGCGCTGGTGATCTGGTGGCGGCCCCGTTCCACGTTGGAGACGTAGCCCTGCGTCATATCGACGAGTTCGCCGAGGCGTCGCTGCGAGATGCCCGACAGGCGCCGGTATCGGCGGAAGATGGCGGGCCAGTCGCGGGCAGCCCACGCGGCTCGTAGGTGTCCGTCGCTCCAGAGTCCCCGACTACTCATAGCGACGACGATACGACGTAGGTATACGACGGTGATATGGGAACGCGGCAGGTCGACTCTCACGATGTTGTCTCAGTCACACCGAGTCGGGTCGGAGAAAGACGGCAATGTCCATGGACACGAGAGACATCACCAGCACCGCCGAGGCGCTCGCCCGCCTGCCGCTCCCCGCCATAGGCGAGCTGTCGGATCAGCAGGTCCGCGGCATCACCTGCGTATGGGACAGAAGGCACCCGCTCACCGCGGGCACGGCCGTCGACCTCGGCCCGCGCACCATGAACCGGCTCGGCGAGAAACGCCAGTGGTACCCGCGTGGCTGCCGAAGCTGCACCGGCGACGCCGCATACCGTCTCCTCCTCGACCACAGCCCGGCATGCGACCAGTGCATCAAGGACGGCGGCGGCTGCGAACTCGGGCGCGCACTGGTACGCCTGGTGAGGGACGGCCGCCGATGACTCCCAAGACGACGACCCCGCCGGGCCGCCCCGCGCACTGGGCAGGCCGCGCAGCCGGGTACTGCTGGGAGGAGAAGCCGGGCCGCGGCTACCACTGCACGCTGTCGGCCGGCCACAGCGGGAAGCACTACCACTGCTACTCGCGTACTGAGTGGTGAGACTCCCGGACCCGGCGCGACGGTGTGCCGGGCCCGGGACCAAGGCCCCGGTCGGCATCCCCCGTTGCTGGCCGGGGCCTGCTCGGTTCAGCGGACGAGGTCGGCGAGGGGCACGCGGAGGGCGTCGGCGATGCGGATCAGGTTGTCGATGACCGCGGCTTGGTGGCCTTGCTCGATCCGGTTGATGGACTGCCGGTCGAGGCCTGCGAGTTCGCCGAGTTTCTCCTGGGTGAGGTTGGCATGTAAGCGGGCCTCACGGATACGCGTCCCGATGGCCCGGCGGCGGGCGATGACCCAGTCGGGCGGTGGGGCGGATGGCACCCGCCAACGCTCGCGCGGTCAAGATCGTTTGTCTGTATTGCCAACCGTACATTTATGGATCATGATTCGGCCATTGACGCAAGGTCTAATGCATAAATGCACACCATCCGGTGATCCGGCAGTACGACCCTTGCATACAGCAAAGATCAGCCCAAGGGTTGATAACAACCCCACGGGACCGGCCGGCCGCAACAGCCCCCCAGGCAAGCGGCCCGGCCACGGTGCCCCTGGCCCTGTCTCCAGAGCCAGGGGCACCACCCTTACTTCCACACGACCTCAACCGAGTCGGCATCGAAATAACCGCCCCCCGGCTGACGGCCCATTCGTGCCGGGCCCACCCGCACCGTCACCGCGTAATCGATAGCCGCCCGCTTCCGCGACAGATCGAGCGTCTTCCACTTCGCGACAGGATCCTCAGCGGACAGCAACTCCGCGAGCGGGTTCGTCTTCACCGCCGAACTCATCCGCGCCTCAGCATCCTCGAGGCGCCGCCGCGCCGGCGCTCGAGCAGCCAGCCACTCCTGCCGGTCCATCTCCCCTGCACCCAGCGCCGCGGCAAGCTCGTCGAGCGTCTCCCGTGCGGCCCGCAGCTCCCGCTGAATCGCCTTCACATCCACGGGCTCCTCACGCTCGAGGAGAATCTCGGCAGCGTCCGGCCGCATGATCCGCTGCAGAAAGATCAGCTGCACGTAGTCGTCGAGATCCTGCAGATTCCGGGTGACACAGTCCTTGTCCCGGCACCGGTAGACCGGCTTCATGCGACCGCGGCCGTTCGACTTCGACGACGCCTTCAGCGTGGCCCCGCATACCCCGCACTCGTAGATGTTCGAGCCCAGATGCTTCCGCGTGTTCGGCACCGACGGAATCCGTGACGGGTCCTCGAGGATGGCGGCCATGCTCCGCCAGACCGGCTCGTCCATGAGCCGCGCCCAGTTCGCCCGGCCGACGATCTCACCCCGGTGCTGCAAGAGTCCGGCGTTCCGCGGCCGGAGCAGGATGACCCGCAGGTTCCGCCCGCGATGGTCGCGACCGTGGCTCGTTGTGACGCCTGCCTCGGCCATGGCTGTCGCAAGTGCGTTGAGCGACGCGCCCGCGAGGACGCTGTCGGCTGCGTCGCGGATGAGTGCGGCCTCGGAGCCTTCCGCGAACACGGCCGCGGTGTCGCAGCGGGCGCAGTGCTGCACGACGACGAGGGTGTCTTTCGCCTCGCATGCCTGGCAGACGAGGTCCCGGCTGAACCGGTCGACCGCCTCGCAGGCGTCGCACTGCTGGCGGGCGGTGAAGCCCTTGGGGCCGAGGCGCCCGCAGTCGGGGCACTCGAGGGTCCGCGGGGTGACGCCGTCGTCCTCGTAGCCGAACGGTCGGGGCCCGCCGGCGTATTCGCCGTGGGTCGCTTTCTGGTCGCGGGCCCGCTTTGACCGTTCGATCATCCGCTCCACTTCGTACCGGGCCTGCACACCCAGCTGACGGGCGATCATCCGGCCGGTGGCGGTGGACAGGTCGAGGTCGCCGGCTTTGACGGTGCGGGTGGGGATGGCGGCGGGGGCGCACACGTCGATGTACCTCTCGAGCTCGGTGGGGGAGCGGTGGAGGCGGTCGGTGTGCCAGGCGAGGACGCAGTCTGCCTCGTTGTTGCGGAGGGCCTCGAGCATGGCTTGGTAGCGGGGGCGCGGTTTGCCGCTGTATGCGGAGAGGTCGTTGTCCTCGAAGACCTGGACAACCCGGTATTCGACGGCGGGGGTGGAGAGCCGTTCGGCTAGCTCTCGGCAGTCGTCGGTTTGCCGCTCGGTGGCGAGGTGGGCGCCTTCGCGGTCCTCGCTGATGCGGGCGTAGATGAAGCAGCGGATGACCTGGCGGACTACGCGGATGGCGCTCTCAACTTGCTTGGGCACGTGGGGAGTCTCCCACGCCAAGGGTGGCTTTGACAGCGGTTCGGGGTGCCCATCGAGCGCCAAAGACACACTTAAAGCCGCAGGTCAGATGCCTGCGGCTTCAAGTGTTGCCCTCTTACCTGCTTACTTGTGTGAGCCGGGCCAGTTCTGCACCCACCAGCGTTCGTGGACGATGCGGGTGATCTGTTCGACGAACTCGTCGACGGCCTGCTGGCTGATGTGCTGTTTGGAGGCGAGCCAGATGAACTCGCCGTCCTGCTCTACTCCGATGACGGCCCGGCCCCCCGGCAGGCTGTCCCTGAGTTCCATCTGGAACTCGACCTGAGACTTACCCTCATTGTCTGCGCTGTCGCCCCTGGCTTCGTCGCCCGACTCCTCGAAGTTGTCCGCCATCGCCATCCTTCCAGCCCGTACCCGAACACTCGCCCGTGTGTTCGAACATGCGAGCGAGGTGATCCCCTAGCGCCCCCCAGGCGGATCACCGACGATGCCACACTGATCAGACTGTGACCAGAGAGAATCATTGAGTAATGGAAAGTCGTACTATACGTCCGACTTGCCCTCTGCTTTGCCGTCACGCTGCGTCCGCCTGCGGGCAAAGGTCTCAGCAATATCTGCGAGTTGCGCCCGCTCCTCCTCGCTCATCTCCTCAATGTGAGCCGCGAGGACGCGCGTTGTTCGGTCCTGGCTCCAGATGAACGACTCCATGTCGAGGTACTGCGCGGCGGCCGCCTCCTGGAGAACGCGCAACGGCATGGCGAGACCCACCGCGAGAGCCCGCAGGACGGCCGGCGACGGCGCCTCGGTCGGCTCGCCGCGCTCGAGCTTGCCGATCCATCCGAACTTGGCGTGAATGCCGGTCTCGGGGTCGGCTGACAGTTCTTCCAGCTTGCGGACGCTGAGGCCGAGCTCTGCGCGCCGCTGTCGTACGAGGTCGGCGAAGTCGGTCCGCTGCTCAGTCATGGCGTGCATTCTGCCCCTTCAATCTCCCCGCGTGGCACCTGATGTCTACGTTACGACTTTTGATCACTGAGCAAATAGCAGGTCAGGCAGCGCAACCGTTCACGGCCCAGCACAAAGTGTCTACGGAAACACCCCGTGTGCGCCATCCCTGCCCCGCGCGATGACTGAATCTCGCTGCGCTGTGCGTTTACGTAGACAGAGTGACTACGCACGTGTACAGTCGGCCTTGTTCACGGAAACGCACACCCCGTATACGGAGGTGAACACGTGCGCCCGCAGCAAAACCCCATGGTGCTCGTAGGCGCTGACCGGCTGGTCATGCTCATGGAGCGCACCGGCGACGGCCGCGAAGTCAGCGTCCGCGACCTGGCCTCAGCGGCCGGCTGTCACCACAGCAAGATCGACCACCTGCGCAACGGCAGGCGCCGCACCGCCACTCAGGTTGAAGCAGAGGCGATTGCCAAACGGCTGGGAGTCGACCTCCTCGTCCTGTGGGAGCACACCGGCCGCACCGTCGAGGCCCCCGCCGAGCCCGCCCACATCGCCGCGGTGCCGGCCTGATGGCGGGCGACTTCTCCATCGAGGAGGCCGAGCGTCGCCTCGGTCGCGCAGCAGCTGAGAAGGCCCGCCGGATCGCGGCGGAGGCTCCGCCGTTCCGGCCCGAACAGATCGCGTTCCTGCGGGCGCTGTTCGCCTCCGCTCAGTTCGCAAAGCCGGTAACGCCCGCGGCTGACGTCGACGCCGCCTGACCCCACAAGCACGGCGGGGCCGCCCCGGACGCGTATCCGGAGACGACCCCTCGGACCCACTGAAGCACGAAGCAAGGA